CCATTGTACACCCGAAGTCCGTACCCCTCACGGTACGCACGACCAAGGTAGAAAGCATACGTCTTGGCGCAACCGTAAGGGGAACGGGGATAGAACGGTGTTGTTTCCGTCTGCGGCACTTCCTGGACCCTTCCAAACATCTCGCTGGAAGACGCCTGATACAACTTGATACGCGGGTCAATACTTCTAACAGTCTCCAGTATGCGGGCAAATCCGACACCAGTTACATCACCTGTGTATGCAGGCATGTCGTAGCTGACCCGCACCTGACTCATGGAGGCCAGGTTATAGATTTCCGTGGGCCGCACTTCCTTAACAATCCGCTCGATGGAGTTTCCGTCTTGAAGGTCTCCGTAATGCAACATTACTTTATCCAGCAAATGCGTGATACGAAAAGTCCCGTCCACGCTAACACGCCGCACCAGGCCATGAACCTCGTAGCCCTTCCGCAGCAGTATCTCCGCCAAGTAGGAACCATCCTGCCCAGTAATACCGGTGATAAAAGCAACAGGCATCAAATCACTTCCATCCAGAACCCTGTTCCCTGGTAACCCATAAATGCCCTGGACCGCTCGGCGTTACCCGAAAATTCCATCCCTACGGACGCGGCAGCTGCCGTCCAGTCTCGCAGACTGGTCTCAAACCCGTGACTCAACAGATATCGCGCGGGCAACCAGATCTTGTACCGGCGTCCTTGGTCCGCCAGCAGCATGGCGGCCATCAAGTAGTGCTCATTGTAGCCACGACGCTGTTGATGCCAAACTATTGGGTAATCGAACGGCCACAGAATGTCATGATGATGAACAATGACTCCCGGCTTCAGCCTGGGATAGATTTCCAGGAACGTGTAGGCCACATCCGACCCATAGGAACAAATATGGCTTCCGTCGATGAACAGCAAGTCTCCTGCGTTCAGCTCCACAAACAATGCCGGATCTACATTCTGCACGGGTTCACCAATGAATCGGTCAACCTCCTGAAAGAATCCTTTGTTCAAAGTTGCGTTGTTGAGGCCACCGTCTCCGGGGTCGATGCAGGTGATGTGGGATTGGATCAGCCCGCGCTTCCGCGCCTCCAGCATAATCATCGTGGACCGGCCCGAGCCAATCTCAATGATCCGTGGTGGTTTGAACTCCTTCAGGTTTGCCCACAGCGACATGGCATCGAACGTCGGAAAAGTGTCGTTGCCCCAAACGTGGGGCATGGTCACCACGTCGGTCAACTGCGGTGCAAGCTGGATCAAGCGTTGCCGGTAGTCGGCATCCCCGCGACGCAGCAGTTCCAGCATCAAATCCTGTTTTTCAGGTGGATAGGTCACGAAATCCTCGTTTCAGCGGTTTCGAGAGTACGCCCCATAGCCCAAACACTTAAAATTACCACCCTAGCACGTCGTTTAAGCCATATGACAGGGGTAAGGGTAGGGTTAGGTACCTTTTTAGCCCGAGACGGGCCTTAAATCGCGTTTAACGCGATAACTCACGGCTGTACGCCCCACTTCTCGAAATAGATCTGTCGCCCCAGCATCATTTGCTCCTGATGGTTCCTGGCTGCACGGAACGATGATGGAAGCGAAACGTGGTCCACAAAGCACTCTTCCGTGATACCCAACTTCAGCCCAGCATCCAACACCCGCTTGCAGTAATCACAGTCCTCGCAACCGTAGGCCGTGAACCGCTCATCCAACATCCCCAACTTCCCGATCACCCAGCGAGGAATATAGATACAGACAAAGGCTAACACACGGGGGTCGTAGCGGAACGCGGGATATTGATTAGGTCTCTGGTTTGGATTGCCGATACGATTACAGGTGGCCGACAGAATGCCAACCTCCGGACGCTCCTTTGCCTGTGCAGCCATGCGGGAGAAACCGCCGGGAGTTTGCAGTAGGGCATCGTCGTTCAACAAAACTACTCCGTCGCATTCTGGATCTTCAAAAGCCCTGGTGATTCCCAAGTTGCAGTTGCGGGCATAGATAAACGGTTTGACTCCTGGAACCACAACCACATCACTCGGCCAATCGCTTAAACCATCTTCCACAGCGATCATTCTCGCGTTAGGTTCATACATACGAATATATCCACAACAGGACAACAGATTCGTCTGCGTCTTACTGGGGATAACGACGGCCAAACTCACTTCACGGCCTCCAACACTATCGTTAGCTTCGGACCGTCGGCCACGGTTTGCACCAGGCTCTCGCTAATCACGCGAAACGCTGCCTTGACTCCATAAGACTTGATGAACCGCTCCCGGTACGAGCTGCCCTTCTCGAAGTACAGGAACGAACGTCGATTCCAGAAGCTGACGTGGGTAGGATCTTGCCAAGCTCCAGACCCGTCCGTTGTCGGAACACCAATCGTCACCCGCCCACCGGGCTTCAACACTCGCCACAGCTCGTTCATGGTATGAATCTTGTCATGCAAGTGCTCAATCACATCCTGAGCCAATATCTCGTCTATGGAAGAATCTATCCAGGGCCAAGGTCCTTCCAAATCCGCAATCCGATCTGCTGGCGGATAACGGTCCACGTTTATCCAACCCGCTCGGATGTCGTCACTGCAACCAAGATTCAGTTTCATACAACGTTGCTTCCCCACTTTCGGTTCAACAAATCCTGCATCTGTAAGCTGGACACTTTCCATTGATCCGTCGTCATGTTTCTCAGGAACGTTGAAGAGCAGTTGAGATTCCCAAAGCCACCATGCCGCACCCGGACCAGCGGGGTCACAGCCAACTTCAACCCTTCCCGCTGAACCCGCAAGCAGTAGTCAGTGTCGTCGCAACCATAGCCACTAAACTGCTCGTCCAACAAGCCGACTTTGTCTATGGTGGCACGAGGGAAGTACATGCAGACGAAACAAATCCGCTGCTTGGAAAACGTCAGCGGTGAGCTGATGGGCATCCGCGCGCTTTGCAGGTGATTGCCCACGTCGCCAATCACTTGCGGAGACAATAGACCAACGTCGGGATTCGACCGGCACAGTCGCGACAGCGTTCCGATCAACGGTTCCATCAATTCGCAGTCGTCATTGATCAGCAGCACGTCATCTCGTCCCGCTGCCAGGAATCCAATATTAGCCGCCATCGGAAAACTGAATGGAATGTCCCCAGGAACCGCCAACCAGGAATCATGCTCTGCCCCGTCCATATCGCCACTAGTCACAACAACCCTGCGGGATTCGGGCTCGTGGGATTCCACAGAAGCCCGCAGCCGTTCGAAAATGTCCCGATAGTAGCTCAACGTCACCACCGACACTCCGGTGGTGCTCAAAGGAACGTCCTCCCGAACGTTTACCGGAATAGAATCTACCGTGGGCGGTATAAATCTCGGGCGCGGGCGAGGCAGGGTGACCGGCTTTCCCGATCCAGGTATCAAATAGCCGCAGGATAGAAACTGCCGCAAGCGGCGGGGTTGACCGCGAAGAGGAGAGTTTACCGGCAAAGCGTCGCCGCCCTCCAAATATACCCCACCAACCAGCATCTGACGCGCAACGATGTAATCGGCCTGACAGTTGACTTGAATCATAACCCGTGCTTAACCCTCACAATACGTTCCGCTTCGTGCCAGCTGATTTTACCGTTGTGCGTGATACCGGGCCGCACCTCCGTGGAGAACACCGTACGACCGCAGAAGACACCCACGTGACCTTGTTCCAACATAGTCAGCCACAAATCCCAGTCCTGCAAGCGTTGCAAGCTTTCATCAAAGCCAGGAAAGTGTTCTGAGCGAATCACGCTCATGGTTGAGATATAGTTCTTACGGAGCAGTTCTTGCGAGTTAAAGTGCTGACCGCTATTGATCCGCTTCCCGCAACGGTAAGCGCCGTAAGAGTAGCTGGCCCGAGGACACGGTTCCAACGCCTCCACCAACACCTGCAAAGCATCCGGCTCCCACTTGATATCGTCATCGCTAAACAGAACATACCGGCTAGAGCACCGCTCAAAACCATGATTGCGCGCCCAGTTGGCGTTGCCCCGTTTGTCCGGAGACACAACGATTTGAAAGTCCTTAAAGGTTTGCTTCTGCAGAGACGCCAACGTGATCTCAGCGTTTCCACTCTGACGTACTGGAATAACTACGGAGAGAAGCGGCATGATTACTTTAGCAGATCTCCCATTTCGATGTTCAAAAACTTATCCAAATCTGTGTTCAGCAGAGCTTCGGCCACGCGACGGGCCTCAACCTCCGATAGCAACCCGGATAGAACAGCCTGAACCAGTTGTTCAGAAAGACTGTTAAGAGCGTCCGTCTTAAAACTGATCGTAAGAACGCACTCTACCTCACCTGGACCGCACATGGTTGACCTACGTTGTGATGGGATTTTTGTTGGGCCACTTTGCCCGCAGCTTAGCTCGCTGCACTTCCCACTCAATGTTGTGCTGCTGATAATTCTCACGGAATCGTTTACCGGTGTGACCAGCCTTGGCGGAGGGAACTACGATGGGAATATAGCAACCGTGGGCCTGATAGCAAAAGTCGGGAACGTAGGCAGACCACGCGTCAAAAGTCTCCGCGTCAAAGGTCAGCTTGATGCCCCGGCGAAAGAACACCGCGCAGTCGTCCAAGACGTATACCGGACCAGGATTGGCGTAGCATCTAACGTAGTTCAACGGATATTCTAACAATGGATTCACACCTACAATACCGCAGATGTTCCCAGCCATTGCTACATCGTAAAGCGCTTTAGTAGCCCCCGGTCCAAAGTTTACATCAGGATGGGCAAGACCGAAGACCTTACAACGTGTGCTGGCAAGTAGGTCGTTGGCTATAGACGCGGTAGAACGGCCTTCGTTGTCTATCAAGTACAACTCGCAATCCACATGGGCGGAATCAAACATACTGCATTCAGCCTTATCCGCCCCAATCACTCCCAAGCAAAGATCCAGCATCACTTGTTCACGTCGGCCTGGAACGTCGGCTCCTGCTTCTTCTTCACCGCCGTGCGATAGACTAGCTCTTGAATGGTCAAACTGGTGGCAATCTTCCAGAGAAACTGAAAAGCATGTTCTGGTGTCAATCCACTGGCCGAAAATGTGAGGGTGGAATTGGCCCACCCATAGGCCACAATAATGCCCGAAGCCGATGCAGCAGCCAAAATTACAGCTACGATGCGGCTGAGAACATCCGTGTCAATTCGCAGCCAGGGAAACCAGTTAGCGTTTTTCAGATACTGAATCAACCAAACAACAGCGGCGCCAGTGGTAATTTGAGACGCTAGTTCAGATTGTGGAACTTCAGTCATACCAAAACCTCCTCTTCCTGTAGTACTTGCCCCAAAGGTCGGTAAGGCCAAACCTTCAAAGCGCTACCAACAGTGCAGTTAACAACCTCCACCCCAGCTTTCCGTAACGGTTCTTTCAAGCTGTCAAACTTTGGCAACATGGTAGTCTGTAGGGTTCTCTGGAAACCAACAGCGTTTTGCATGTCCGCTCGTGGTTGCCAATGCAAACGATCACCCTTCACCTGCATGTCGTAACCTAACAACACAATCCGCTTGACTCCCAAGTGAACGGCGAGGTTGATAGCCTGATAGCCAGAGTTGGAACCGTTACGGATAGCCCCTGGATCAGTCTCCAATCCCAACTGCCCGGCGTTGCGCAATGCTCGCACACCTTCAATCTGATTTTCCAAGGTAGCAATAATGCGACCTCGGAAGGTGTTCGCTACTCGCTCCCGATGCTGAAGCCACCACTTTTCATCACACCAGTAAAGCACTTCAGCCCAAGGAGCCAATAGGTAGGAATCGTTGATGGCAATAACACGCCGTCCATGTAAGCGGTTCACATCTTCACAGTTGAGACTGGGACCACAGCCTAACAGATAAGCCACTTCCCCAGTCCATTCCGGTGTTACAGTCCAGTAATGTTTCACGTTGGTTTCTTTCGCACCACTCTGAAATTGCAGGTCATGCAGGTACGGTTCAAAGCGTCCAGATATTCCAACGGTCCTGAAGCCATAGCCTGGATCAAATAGATGTCGCTGGCTGACAGATCCGCGTCGTTGAGGCTCCGAAACATCGCCCACCACTTGGCTTCGCAGGTAGCATAATCTGTCCGCGCCGCTCGCACCGTTACCTGAAACGTCTGATGGACGTTTTCTCCCCCATGGGTATCCTGAGGAAAACCCCCAGTTAGGTTCAAAGCAATAAGCTGGTCCGTTCCAATGTCGTCTGGATAATAACCAATCCAGCACTTCCACGCAGCAAGATTAGCCACCGCGTCAGCGATCAGTTTGGTGCGGATAGTGGAAAGAAGATCAGCCATTGGGAAAGCTTTCGCTTTGATACGTTGGTAGATTCCTATACAGCCAGCAGCGCTTGATGCCGATGCACTTTTTGATTACCCACCCATGCTGGGCAGATACTCTGTCACGGTCTGTATACTCCTGCGGCGGAACCGTTACAACCACTGCCATACACCGGCAAGGCACCAGTATTGATAGGCAACCCACTATCGGGGAGAATAGAACGGCAAAAAAGTTCCTTCTGATCATATACGAGCCAGCTCCCTGGCCAAATCCCGCTTCAGCTTATCCACAACGTTCCCGGCATTATTCTGTGTGGGCGTTTGCAGGTATTTCCATTCTCCGGTTTGCGCCCACCGTTTATATTTTTTCCCGCTAGGGCTGACACCACCAGTCTTCCCGGCACGGGGATTCTCATGGACGGCCAAGGCGTAGCCTTGCGCTGCACCACCGTAACCCAAAGTCACCGTAACTGTGCTTCTGCGAGTCTCTGGTGGCCTAACGTATCCGGAACCTCTCAAAGTCCCAGTCTCCACCGGAACGTACCGGTCCTTGGAGATTGTCATAATGTTTTCGGCGGATTCAAACAATGATTGTGCTCCCGCCGGCAGCGCCCGCAGACCCAATTGGCGCAGCTTTTCCTTCACCTCGCGGTCACCGTGAAGTGTCACGTTGATAGCGTCACTGATGGCCATGTCAGGAGAAGAAAATCTTCATGTGATGGTTACCAACCTCGTCAGTCGGAAGATCCCAACTGACGATCAACGGTGTCGAACCGTCCGGCAAGGTGATCCGGTCATCGACGTTTAGAGTGGGAATAACGCCTGCCAGCCACGCTTGGGTGCTGGATATTACATCTTGTCCCGTAGCCCGGCTAGTCACGCGCTTGTGGCTGTACGTCACGCGAGCACGGTAGTCCACCGCTACGGCGTAGGTCAGAACCTTGCCAAATTCGTCCCTTGTAGCGGCTGCTTCATACGGAATGGTAAACGGCATCAACGACAACCAGTCGGTTATCGGCATCTAGCTCTCCGTGGCGGAATCGGTATCCGTGCCAGTATCGTCGTGCATACCACGTTTAAAGAACGGCTGCACAACGTCACTATCTCCCTCATCCACTTCCTTGTCCGCGACAGAAATCCCACCAGCATAGGGCGTGCAAAGCTGCAACGTGGAACGACGGCGAATATCCCCCAACAGACTGCGGTAGTTTTTGACGATGTCCCCGTAGCTGATGGACAAATCTCCAACGCTCTTGGTCACAAGGCGGGAGTACTTGGAAATCAAAGCCTCCGTGCAGATGATGGCCGCCACATAAGGATTGTCTCCCGCGTCAACCAAAGCCGCAGCGATCTCCTCATCCGACAACTGTTGATCTGTTGTATCAGTGTCGCCAACTAACCAGCGCACTTTATCTAGTGTACTCGACGCAGGATTTCCTGAATAAGACCAACTCACGATACCCACCTCACTTCCAAGGCCGCAGCCAGTGGAACTTTCGGAAACGCCGTGATCCGGCTATGAATGCTAGCGTTCACTACTTGCACACCATGTTCTCGCAACCGGACAACAGCTTCATTGAACCATTCTGCCCAACGCCCATACACGTCATCCCCGCCCAATCCCATCCAACTGTAGCCAGAATGCCAATGCTGCCCGCTTTGGTTGAGATCGTAGCCAAGAAGCACAATCCGAGTAGCGCCCCGTAAGAATGCCAGGTTCAACGCCCCATAACCTGAGTTTCCACCACCCATGTAGATTACTGCGGGATCTTCACTCAATCCTATCCCGCGGCGACAACGTTTCAAATAACAGGCATCAACAGCATTGGTGAAATCAAAGTCCTCAGCTACGGCCAGATACTTCTCCCCAGTAAAGTTTGTAATCTCCCGCCAGCGGTTTCGTATCCAAGTAGCATCCATCGAGAACAGCGCCGAAGCGAAGGGGACGTGTACTGCTGCGTCATTCACTGCTACCAGCACCCGCCCCCGCAGGCGCTCGAAATCAAAACCCCGGAGTGAAGGCCCTCCACCAATCAGGAAGACCTCACCCCATGGCTTTCCGGAGACGCTGCCGAAGGACATCTTTATTCCCCCACGCCGGTAATCCCCGGTCCCGACAGGCTTTCACCAACTGTGGTCCAGTCAGTTGACTAAGATCTAAAGCCGCTGCAACCGGCTGCTGACCCTCCTCCGCTGGCGGACCGTTCTTCAACATTTGGTAAGTTGCTTGAAGGTCTTCATTACCCACCTTGGCCCCCAGTGCCTGCGTCACAACCAACTGACGCGTGCGGCACAAAACTTCCAATCTCGTTGGGTCTTGGCGAAGCGGGGAATCCGTGGGTAGCGTATCCCCCGCCTTCAACTGTACTCCGTGAACCGTCATCGCGCGGAGTACAGTGTAAACGGTCCCGGCATCGAACAGATGCGGGAGTGAACTTCTCAATCTAGAAGATCCATGCACTTTGAATCACCGTCCTTATTACAGCTCAGGCGACCACCGAATCCCAAAATGCCCCGAGGTCTGCAGAGATCCGCTTCAGGTCGCAGGCAATCTCGATCTCCACGCGGTCCGAGGACAACTGTTCCATACGGAACCGTTTGATGCGGTTGCCGGCCGGGCCAGCGCCCAAGAAGCCAGTCCATGAGAACGTGTAACCCGCCGAGGGAGTCATCAGACCAGGAGACGGCGGAACGTAGAACAGAGCCGCAACCTTGCCGCCGATGAAGGCGTTGACTGCGGCAGCGCCTTCAACTGCCGTGTTCTCGATGCCGCGCATGACCAGAACCTGCTGCACCTTGAACAGCTGGGCCAGTTCGTTCAGGTCGATCATAGCGACACCCGAGGTGTTACCATACTTCACACGGTCCACCGTATCAGGGTGGTTGATGAGGGCCTTGTAGACCGGGTAACCCAAGACCATCGTGTTTGGTTCGAAGCCCGTAAGCTCCAGCATGGCCTCCTTAGCGTCCCAAACGTCTTCGATAGGAGTACTGGCAGCGTCGTTCCATTGCAGCACCTGATTACCAACGGGACCGGCAGCAACACCGTCCCAATCGCGGGTCCAGACGCCGCCCGCCATGTAGTTGGTGGCAAACAGTTTCTCGCGGCGCAACAGAGCCTTGAGAGTGATGTACTTGGTGGCCTCGTTGTCGAGGTTGAGCGGAGAGTCCTGGTTGGCGCGGATCTGATCGTCGATGTCCTTATGGAACGCCCACACCCTTGCGAAGTACGTGTTGAGGGCGTCGATCTTCCAACCGTTGCCATGGGACTCGGTCGCCGGCGCGCGAAGCTGCATCTCGTCCTTGTTCCAATAAGCGTTGTCGTACGTGAAGTACGCATCCGACTGCTTGGAAACCGGAACGTTGGGAAACACCTTCTGCGCAACGAAGTTATTGTCGTCCTGGATCATCGCGATGCTGATGTTGGTCAGCGGGCGATTGACGTGGACGTCACTCAAAGTGGGAAGTGGCATAGTTTAGTTTTTCTCCTTTTTCTTGAATGAGAATTGCGTTGTCACCGACATGCCTACAGCGACGCCGCACCCTTCTGGAACAACACGGTGATGATCTCACCAGCGGCAGCGGCAGCTTCCCGGCTGAACCAGCCCAGAATGATGTCGCCGCTGACGGCGTCTACCGCGCGGCCCAAGGCGTCACTGGCAGCATAACCACCGAGAGTGCAAACACCACCAGCTTCGACCTTGGACTCGCCGTAGCCAACCATGACGTTACCGGCGCGGTCGGCTGCTGCCGGGTCGTCCTGCAAAATGCCGATGGCGTCGCCACCGTCACTAGAATGATGAACCTGACCGCCGGATTCCAAAGTCATGAAGCGATACTGCTGATTCGCCATGCTTTCGGACACCGGGTAGGAAATCGTCTTCGCCAAATTCTCAACAGCCATATTCTGTTTCTCCTTTGCTGTATTTCTGGACTCTTGTTAGAGGGTCCTGGCGGACCCTACTTCGACTCCGCCAGATATGCCTCGTAAAGCGCCGGTTCCTGCTCGATGACCGTCTCCGTAGCCTTGGCAACGGTGAGTTTCTTGGTCACATCGGCAGCGACCAAAGCCTTGGCCTTCTTCTCGATGGTACCCCAAGCGCCGCCGTCGGCTACCCCGGAGCCACCCTTGCCGACCGGCTTCATCTGACCGGCCAGACAGGCGTTGCCCGCTGCCATCATCTTCTCGCAAGATGCCTTCTCTTCCGGAGTCATCTTGTTCATAGCCTTCAGAACGATAGCCTTCTCCTGCGGAGTGCCCGGCAGGCCGGCGAACTCCTCCTCGGCGCGTTTGGTCAGTTCGACCATCTCGCGCTCGTCCTGGGCCTTCTTGGCCACCGTTTCAGCGGCAGCTGTCTTGGCCTGGGATTCGGTCAACTGCTTGCGGACGTCTTCCAACTGTTTACTCACGTCTTCCATTTGTTTGCGGACGGACTCGGGCAGTTCATCGCGCTTGGCAATGGCCTTGCGGGCCTTCTCCAACAGTTCGCTGCGTGCGGCGTCGTCGCCCTGAACAAACGAGGCCTGATCGGCCTCGGGCAACGCGTCATACGCCTCGCGGTCCTCGTCGTCCAGCTTGGCAACGAGCAGAGCGGCTTCCGCCTCTTCAGCCCGCTTCGTCACCGAGGCGAGGTCCTTTTCCATTTCATCGAGCTTCTTGCTGATCTCTTCTGCCGTCATGGGCATAAGATACTACCTCCTACTTGGTTGAATTTGGCCTCCTGCAACGAGGCCGGGGTGTTAGAGATTGTTACCGCTCCAGACCTATGTGGTGGTCTGTTCCATAAAAACCGCGTCCATTCGCCGAGCGGTTCACGAAAACCTTTGATCCTTGAAACTCATACACTGTCCGACCGGACCCAGCATATCCACCTTCGTGGCTCAATTCTTTGGTCTGCTCGTGGAATTTCGCAGCCAACTTGTCACCCCGAGCCATAGCCTCCGCTGTAACAGCTGTATCCGCGCGCATTTTACCTTGATAGAGCGATGCAAATTTGTCTACCACTGGTTCATGCTGGTTCCACAGTATAGTGTGGTCCCGGCCAATCGTAACTTTTCCAGAACCCATCTTTGGAGCTTTGCCTGAACTTCTGCCAGAAGACGCGCCACCTCCACTACCTTTCCCGCCACCTTCACAAAACTGGCCGCCTTGTGGACCTGACGGAACATGGCAAGAGTTTGACTTCCGCAATCGCGCCTGTAACACATCCATACGAAACTTCAAGACACGGCGTTCCAAATCTTCGGGGATCTCGGAGAGACCGAACTTAGATGGAACTCCAACCACAGATGCAGCAGGCGGAGGTTCATCGTCATCGAGCTTCTTGCTGATTTCTTCAGCAGTCATAGTTACTCCTTTGTTGCTTGAATTGGCATCCTGCAACGATGCCGGGTGTTAGAGATTGTTGTTACTGCTAATCCTTGACGTAGTGGGTTGTCTTAGCTCCAGCAGATGAGTCTACTCGATAGTTTGGCCAACGTCGATCGTTCTTGGCTTCCCAAGCTGCGACATAACTAAGACCGTACTTTTGGGTAAAAGCTTCCCCCTGTTTGATACTTTCACGATATGCCTTTGTGGATTTTTCATAGGCAGCATCTGCTTCGGCTATCTCTTTCTGGGCTTTTGGTCCAGACCGGCGCATCCCGCTCTTGTTGTACTTCACGTCCTGCGCACGGCGACTGGCTCCATCCATTTCGTTGCTGTGGAAATTTATAGCACTAGCCAGCTCTGCCCCCTCTGACGCAATTGCAGAAGGAACTGGAATCTTACCTGTTG